ATGATTATGTAGAAAGAGCCAGAGGAGGTATGTTTGGTTCAAGATTATTTACATATGATATTACCACAAAGAAATATAATAATACTAATTATGATATGATTGAATCATTTGAATCATACAATCATCTAAATAAATATCCATTAGCATCTAATAAATCTATATACAGACATAATTCATTTATTATGTCTATGTCAAAGTATACAGGAAATTTTAATGAATATGGCGATGTTACAAATGCGTCAATTATACAAAATAGAGTATCTTCATTTGCCCAAATTGACGCAAATAAAGTAGAAATAGTTGTTCCAGGCAGATTAGATTATACTGTAGGTCTAAGAATAGTATTAAACTTATATAAGATTGAACCCGTAACAAAAGAAGATACTGAAACACAAGATCAAATGTTTTCAGGTGCATATATCATAGCGGCAGTTAATCATTATATTAATAGAAACATACATGAATGTACTATGGAAATAGTAAAAGAAAGTTTATTGATAGATTTGAATAGGAGCAAATAATGTTTCATCTTGGTTGTGTAGAGAATAGAATTGATCCACTTAAATTAGGTAGATGTCAAGTTCGTATTGTAGGTCTTCATACAGAAGATAAAACAGTATTACCGACTGATGATTTACCTTGGGCATATCCTATGATGCCTATTAATTCTGCTTCTATATCAGGTCTAGGATGGTCTCCTACAGGAGTTGTGCCGGGTTCTTGGGTAATTTGTATATTCCTAGATCCTGATAATCAACAACCCATAATGATCGGAACAATAGGTGGTATACCAAGTACTAAAACTGTATCATTTATTAATGACGCAACTAATAATATTATTTCAACAGATGATACTGGTGAACTTGTTAATCCAAAGGGAGATATATTAACTGATGCTGTAGATGCAATAATTGCATATGAAACTCCAGGAGCATCAATAGTACAATCTACAGGAACTAAATATGAATTATCTGCTATATCTGAAAATGGAACTACAACATATAATATAACACCTAAATCTAATATAACTCCTATTGCGACTGCTACTTATGATGAAACTACCGAATTATATTCTGTCTTATTAAAACGGCCGGATAATTATACAAAAGAACAATATTTGCCGTTTACAGATGTTAATCCTAAAACATTTGGAACTACAGAAGAAATTACAACCTATTTTGATAAGAACTTTTAAGGATTTATAATGGCAGACGCAATAGAAAAAACGCCTATACCTTCAACTCCTCCTTCTGGATCAGGTGCAACTCAAGGTTCTGTAGCAGGTATTGAGGCAATAATTGCTGCTTGTGAGGAAGGAGGATTCAAATCAAAATATGCTAAATGTGCTATGCTTGGTATTGCCGGTGTAGAAAGTAAATGGATGCATACCTCTGCTGAAGATCACGTATATTCTGCTACAAGAATTAGAGTAGTATGGCCTAAGATTACACAAGAAGAAGCAGCATTATGGAATAATAAACCTGAAAAATATTCTAAACAAGAATTCTTTGGATTTATTTACGGCACAAAAAGAACAGGAAATCCTGCAGATGGTCAATATTATGGTAGAGGGTATATACAATTAACGTTGCGCGGCAATTATAAAGAAATTGGCAGAAGATTAGGCGCAGACTTATTGAATCAACCTGACTTAATACATCAATCTTCTGAATTTGGGGCAAAAGCCGTTGTAGAATATTTTAAAATGAATATTTCAGACTGGGAAAAGTTACAATGGGAACCCAATTTCTTTGAAGTGGCTTTAGGTAAAGTAGGTGGACATAAAGGTGGTTGGCCTACTAAAAGAAAATATTATGAATATTTTTTGGGCGGTAAATCTGCTCCTGCTCCTACTAATAAAGATGCAGTATCTTCTACCCCATCAAGAACTCAAGCAGAAATAAATGCCTTACCCGCATCTAAAAGAGAAGCATACACTGAAGATAGATCTAGTAATTTCTCTAAAACTGGATTTTGTGATCCTGAAGGAAAGTATCCTTTACGTGATTTCATGAATGAACCGGATACTAATAGATTAGCTAGAGGTAATATTGAAGATACGCATGTTAAATTTAAAGATGCAACTAGAGCAAAAGATATACCATTAGCAAATGGTGGTTCTTATGATCAACCCGAATCTGCGTATAATACCATTTATCCATACAACAAAGTTATGGAGTCTGAATCTGGGCACGTTTTAGAATTTGATGATAGTCCTGAAGGCGAACGTATTAACTTATACCATCGTAAAGGTACTTTCATTGAAATAGATCCTAATGGTTCCCAAGTAAATTATATAGTAGGTGATGGATATTACATTACTGAAAACAATGGTAATATATTCATTAAAGGAACATGTAACTTAACCGTTTCAGGTCCAATGAATATACTTTGTCAAGGTGATGCAAATCTTGAAGTATGTGGTCAAGTTGACGCCGTATTCCATAACAATGTTAATATTGGTGTAGCCCAAGATTTAAATGTTGCGGTAGGCGGCGATTATAATGTATTAGTTGAAGGTAATTATAATGTAGAAGTTGGTAAGACATCAAACCATAGAGCAATAGGTACAATGTCATTAGAATCAACAGATGCGTTAAAATTAAAAACTGCAAAATCTATTAGTTTAGAAGGTGGGGATACTGCCTCTACTGCCGAAACATTATTAAAAATGTCAAGTAGTATTAAATTTCAAACTGAAAAATCATTTGAAATTAAAGCAGATTCAATGAAGTTTGATATTGCAAATGCTATTCAAATGAAAAGTGCATCATATCAATTACAAACTTCAGGTAATATATCTTTAGGTTCAGGCGACACTATAGGATTAATAGCCCCTAAAATTGAAAACAATAATCCTAGTACTACATTTCCTTCAATAACCTCATTAACTAAATTAGGAACATCACAAGTCCCAGTAGATTTTGCCGGTAATCAAATATCAGGTAGAAGTAGTGAAAATACTTTAGTTAATACTTACTTAACTCCTATGGGAACATATAATCCTAATACATTACCTAAAACTGTAGTTGATTCAGTATTAAATAAAATTCCATTATCATCCGGTTTACTTGGTTTGTTTGGTGGTGTTGAACCCGACATTTATGATCCAAAATATAGTGCTCCATTAGAAAGAAAAACTAGTCTTTCTACTGCCGGTGTTACTGGAAATCATACTTTAGTTGTACCTCCTACAGATTCTGCTCATCAACAAGGTGGACCAAATTTGATGCCTCCGGCTAGACATACGGACGGAGTATTTAAATTTGAAACTGAAGATGATTGGAACACTGCTTCTGGTCAAAAAGCTAGAGTAGGTATGGTAGGAACTTCTGATTATGAAAATAATGGCAATGAAGCAGGTACTTCCGGTGATTCATCTCCTGCTACTGGAGGAACTGGAGCAGGAACTCAATTATCTTCAGAGAAACTTACTGAAATTAATAATATGACCGATTTCCCTACTAGTTATAAGTTAAGTGATAACTTTACTTTAGGTATGTTAACTAGTGCTCAAGGTAAAGTATTGAAAAATACTACTTTACCGGATGGAGTGTATTCTAAACAACAATTAGTTGCAAACCTTTCAGCATTATGTATAAACATATTAGAAAAAGTTTATGCTGAAATAGGACCAAGTAGACAACAAGATCCTAATGGCATATGGAATATTAATTCTGGATTAAGAAATGAAACTGGAGGATCTTTTCATAATAAAGGCGAAGCATGTGATATTCAGTTATCTTCAAGAGATATAACTGAACATTATGAATTAGCTGTTAAGTTAGAAAAGATCTTACCTTATAATCAAGTTATATTAGAGTATAGAAACAAAGGCAATAGTGTATGGATTCATTTATCTTATTCAATGAAAGGAAGTATGAAACTTTGTACAACTTATATTGATGATAAGAATGTTAATTCTTCCGGTAAACCTGCATCTGGTTCAAATGGGTTACTTACGTTTTATGTATAGTTAATCACCTAAAAGGAAACTTTTTGTTTTACATTTAGAAATTTTAGCTTGACCTACAATAAAACCAGATATAGAATCAAAGGATAATTTAGAGGTACCTAAGTTAACATTAGCAAGATCATGCGCAGCTTGAGCAGCATCTATTGCTATTTGATTTCCTGTTTGAATAGCTGCAGTTAAAGAAGCCGCTGTTGAGGTTACTACTCCTTCAGCAGCACTTACGGCATTAGTAGCAGTTGCAATCATAGCAGCACCTACTTCATCCATAGTTGCTGCAAGAGTATCCATAGCTGCTTCACTTGCAGACATCATTAATTTTTTTATAGTTAAAGCATCTACATCAGGCAAGGCATCTTTTAATAATTGTAATAGTTCCATTCCAGAAGGTAAACTATTATATGTCGGCAAAAGGGCAGTAACACTTCCTAAAGTGAGAGGATTAGCTGCTAATCCTGCTACCAAGGTAGATACTCCCATAAAATGATTTGTAATATTATCCTCTGCATGTGATAATCTTGCAGCTAAACCTTGAAGTTGTTTATTACATTCGCCAGCACAATTCGCCATGTTTAATTCTCTCAATTATTAAAATAATATTTATAAATATAAAAGATCAACAAAGGTGAATATTATGATATCAGACCAAAATTACTTTAGACCCAGAGTAGATGAAAGAGTTTATGAAGATGCAGTTAAAAAAGCCTCTTTTCTAGCAGATAACATGTATGTAAAATTAACTAGTGGTTATACATTTGAATCATTGGTTAATGATTTAATTAATAAAGACTTAAGGGATAAACAATATCCTTGAAAAACCTGGTATAACCAGTATATCACAAAAGTAAACAAAAGTAAACTGTTTTTGTGAATAAATAATACATATTAATTGGAAATTAAAATGTCACGGAATACTCGGCTTTTTTCAGATTTAGATTTAAACTTTACTGCTAATCCTAATACAGGGGACGTGTCTATTAGGTATGATGAAAATGCAATTAAAGCATCGGTAAAGAATCTAGTTTTAACTCAAAACTATGAAAGACCTTTTCATTCTGAACTAGGTTCTCCAATACATAGATTATTATTTGATTTATCAACCCCTTTATTAACATATACTTTAAAAGCAGTTTTAATAGATCTTATTATTAATCATGAACCAAGAGTAAATTTAAATGACATAACTGTGACACTTTCCCCTGATAATAATTCAGTATATGTTTCCATCTATTTCACGATTTTAAATACAACAAGACCAATACAACTAGATTTAGTACTGGAAAGGACCCGATAAAAATGGCAAGTAAAAAAATAAATGTATCTGAACTAGATTTTGATGCAATAAAAACTAGTTTAAAAGAATTTTTAAAAGGTCAAGACACATTCCAGGATTATGATTTTGATGGATCTGGATTATCTGTATTACTTGATATTTTAGCATATAATACCCATTATAATGCTATTTACAATAACCTTTCTATTAATGAAATGTTCTTGGACTCGGCAAGAAAAAGGAATAGTGTTGTTTCATTAGCAAAAACTTTAGGATATACACCAAGGTCTGCTACATGCTCTACTGCTATATTAAGTATGACTTCATCAGGAGATGTAGATTCTCCTCATCTTATTACATTACCTGCTTATTCACCTTTTTCTACAATAGTTAATAATAAATCATATAGATTTTATAATAGATTTGCTTATAGTGCTGCAAAAAATACTAGGAATGTTTACGAATTTGCTAGTGTAGAATTATTTGAAGGTATTCCATTAACATACAAATATACTAAAGGTACAGGCACAAGATATATTATACCAAATGCAAATGTAGATACTAGTTCAATAGTTGTTAAATGTTATAAGTCTATTAATAGTTCAGATGTTACTACTTACACGTTAGCAGAATCAATATTAAATGTTAATGATACTTCACATGTGTATTGGGTAAAAGAAATAGATGATGGTTTATATGAATTAACCTTTGGAGATGGAAATATTGGATTTGCTTTAGAAAATGGAAATGTGGTTGAAATTCATTATATGGTATCAAATCTAGATGCTGCTAATAATGCAAAAGTTTTTACATATAATGGAAATGCATTATATTCAGGATTTAGTATCCCCAGTATAACTACTATTTCATACTCATCTAATGGAACTGCATCTGAAAATTTAGATTCAATTAAATTTAATGCGCCTAGAGTTTACTCTGCTCAAGATAGAGCAGTAACTATAGATGATTATAAAGCATTAATATATTCTGAAATGGCTGATATTGATTCTGTTACTGTTTGGGGTGGAGAGGATGCAACTCCACCCCTATATGGTAAAATATTTATTTGTATAAAACCACAAAGTGGTGATTTCTTAACTGAACAACAAAAAGATTATTTATTATACAATATTATTAAACCTAAAAAGGTTACTACAGTTACTCCAGTAATTGTAGATGCCGAATATATTAATGTACAATTAGAAGTTACCGTTTATTATAATGAGTTAGAAACTACGAGATCTATTTCTGAATTACAAACTATTATAAAAAATGAAATTGAAACTTATAATCAAAATGATTTACAGAAGTTTGATGGAATTTTAAGATATTCTAAATTAAGTAAATTAATTGATAATGCTGAATCGTCAATACTAAACAATATTACTACATTAACTTTACATCGTAAGATATATCCTAAGTATAATATTTCCGCTCAATATACTATTAGTTTAATCACTCCAATATATTATTCAGGTGTACCTGAAGATATGATTTTAAGTACAGGATTTTATATTTCAGGTGATACAACAAAAGTATATTATCTTGTTGATGACGGTATAGGTAATATGATTCTATTTTATTATAATCAAACTGTTAGAACGGTTGTTAATTCTAAAATAGGAAGTGTAGATTATAAAAAAGGTATTATTAATATATACAATCTAAATATATCAATGATTGTGGGTTCTACTTTTGAACTTTCTATTAAACCTCAATCTAATGATATAGTTTCAGCATATACTCAAATTGTACAAATTGATCCTGCTCAAGTTAATGTAACCGTAATATCCGATAAAACAATTAATGGTAACACTGCTGGTGGTACAAACTACATCTTTGCTTCGAGTAGAACATAATGTCTTACATTAAACCAAAACTATCATCATTAGTAGCTGGGCAACTTCCTGAATTTATTCGGGGAGATTACCAGACATTTGTTGCATTTTTGGAAGCATATTATGAATTTCTAGAGGCAAATGTAAATACAGATTACAAAAGTTTAAAAGATATTGATAACACTTTAGATTCATTTATTCAATATTTCAAGCATGAAATTGCGATTAATCTACCTAATCTACCTATAGATGAAAGATTTCTTTTACAACATATACGTGAACTATATCGTGCTAAAGGTACAGAAGCAGCTTTCAAATTATTATTCAGAATTTTATTTCAAAAAGATGTTGTTGTAGATTATCCATATAATAGTGTTTTAATTCCTTCAGATGGTAAATGGATTCAAGACAAATCTATATTTGTACGTGTATCAAAGGGTACACCTGATCTTATTGTAGGTAATAAGGTTAGTGTTATAACATCTACTAGTACATTTTTAATAACAATAAAAAGCTTCAAAGCGATTGATCCTAATATTAGTGGTGACACTCAAATAGTAGAATTATTTTATGATAAAGATTATTTTAATAATATATCTGAAAATAATAAAATATTTTATCAAAATGAATTTGTTGCGGATGTATTATACACAACTACTAAAATAAATGTATTTTCAGGTGGAAAGGGCTTTAAATCAGGACAAGTATATCCTATAAGTTCTGGCCAAGGTATAGGATCTATTGTAAAAATTAAGTCAGTAGATAGTGTTGGTGCAGTTAAAACCGCCGAATTTATATCCTTTGGTATTGGTTATGAAACTAATTTTTATGCGTATATAACTTCAGATCAAGCACGTAAGATTACTTTTTCACAATTACCATTTACACTATCATTCTCTGGTTCAGGTCCAATTGATTGGAATGCTACAATTAGAGATAATACCAAGGAGTTTATAGATTATGGTGTTATTACAAGACCAAACTATAATATAGATATAGCTACTCCTGCTATTGGTGCATTATATGTAGGTGATGTTGTACAGACATTTAATAATTCTACAACATATTCAAGTACTATAATTGATGAAGAAGATATTTCTATTCTTTATATTACAATAGGAGCAGAAGCAAAATACACAGGATATTTTAAAACTAATGAAGGATTTATTAGTGATAATATTTATATTCAAGATAGTAAATATTTTCAAAAGTTTGCATATGTTCTTAAAATAGATGAGCAACTTAGTAAATATGAATCATTTGTTAAAACTTTAGTTCATCCAACAGGTAATGCTTTATTTGGTGAATATTCTATTACTAATGAATTTAATTTAAATGAATTTGTTCAATTAGTAATTAAATCTTCAAATTTAAAGTTTGATGACAAAGTTACAATGAGTGATAGTCATTGGTTACATTTTAGTAAATTATTGAATTATGAAAATGGTAATGCTACTTATGTAACATCTTCTATAAATAATGACTGGGTTACTAGACCTAATGGAACTAATGGTGTTAAATTTAATGTTGCGTTAGTTGGCAGACAAGCTACTACATCTAAAGGATCAGTTGGTGTTTGGTTCCAAATAG